ACAGAGTAATTGTTAAAAACGGAGTAAAATATCCAGGCAATGAACATATTGGCGCTTTTGGCTGCGATAGTTATGATATTAGTGGTACTGTTGATGGTAGAGGATCTAAAGGATCTCTTCATGGACTAACTAAATTTTCTATGGAAGACGCTCCGCCAAATCACTTCTTCTTAGAATATTTGGCTAGACCACAAACCGCTGAAATATTTTTTGAAGACGTGCTAATGGCTTTAGTGTTTTATGGTATGCCATTGCTAGCAGAAAATAATAAACCAAGATTATTATATTACCTAAAACGTAGAGGTTATAGAGGTTTTAGTATGAATAGACCAGACAAAGTTTGGAACAAATTATCAGTTGCTGAAAGAGAGATAGGAGGTATACCAAACTCTAGTGAAGACATAAAGCAAGCTCATGCGGCTGCTATTGAAATGTATATAAATGATCACGTTGGTCATAAAGGTAGTGGTAACTACGGTAATATATATTTTAATGAAACTTTGTTAGACTGGGCTAAGTTTGATATAAACAAACGTACAAAGTTTGATGCAGCTATTAGTTCTGGTTTAGCTATTATGGCTTGTAATAAAAACCTATACAGACCACACCCAGAAAAAATTAAAAAAGCATTAAATATAAATATTGCTAAATATAGCAATAATGGCAATAATTCAAAATTAATTAAACAATGAATACAGCAGGAATAATTAGTAATTATTTTCCAAGTCAAGCTGTTAGTGATCTTGAAAAAATAAGCTATGACTACGGTTTAAAAATAGCAAAAGCTATTCAACAAGAGTGGTTTCATGGCGGTACGAACTCAGGAACAAACTATAGCACTGGTTCTAGGTATGCAGGAAATCAAGCAGATTTTCATAGATTAAGATTATACGCTAGAGGAGAACAAGGTATACAAAAATACAAAGATGAACTTTCTATAAACGGTGATTTAAGTTATCTAAACTTAGACTGGAAGCCTGTTCCTATTATACCTAAGTTTGTAGATATTGTTGTTAATGGTATTGCAGAAAGAACTTATGATATATCTGTTACAGCACAAGATCCGTATGGAGTTGAAAAAAGAACTCAATACTTAGAGGATTTAATAATGGATATGGAGCAAAAAGATATTAATGAGTTTGCTCAAGAAAAGTTTGGAATAAACGTATTTAACAATGATCCTGATACTCTTCCACAAAATCCAGAAGAATTAGATCTTCACATGAAGCTAAACTTTAAGCAAGCTGTAGAGATTGCTGAAGAGCAGGCTATAAACATTTTAATGGAAGGTAATAGATACGAACTTATAAAGAAAA